AATTTTGTGGCACACCTTGTATTGATGGTGGTGCTGTTTCCGCACCCATAGTATATGTTGCAAAAGGATTAACTGCAGGTATTATACCTTGCAATCTCTCTGATGAGAGTTTGAGTTGTTCCAAATATGGAGTGTCCATTAATAAAGTCATTATCTATATCCTTCTTTGATTGCTTCTACGTCAAGTCCTTGTGCATCCGACCACGTTGTTGATGCAGGTACTTGTAAGTTAAATTTAAAATATCTAGCACTTTTATGAAACGGTATAGTTCCTGTAGAGTGCATACTAGTTTGACCAGAAGTTGATGCAATATCTGATACTCTGTTTCTAGATGTTACAGATCCAGTAACATTATCTGTATCTATAATTGGTCGCACATGAGTTAGTAAAGACCTACTCTGTGGGAATATTTCTGTTTCTCCAGTGCCAAGTTCACAAGCTAGTGTATTACCATTAAACTGTCCAAGAAAGTGTGAACTATTAAACACACTAAAACTTGGTAAGCCACCTGAAAATCCTGCATCATCAAAAGATATATTTATTGAATCTATATTGTCTGTACCAGCAGAAGGAAAGTCATCTAGCTGTTCTAAAGTTTTGCCTTCAGATAAGTTTTGAAACATTAATTCGTGATCTATTTCAACAATAGACCATCTACCTGTTTCATAATGAAAGACTAATATTTTATCATTTTGCGTACTAGCATTAAGCCCAGTACGAGATGGATAAGACCAACACACTAATTTGTTTTCTTGATCTACTGATGCTCTTACTCTTTCTCTTAAATCTCTTTTAAGATCAGCTTGAAAGAAACGATCTACTTTACCATTACCAATAGGTTTAGATGTATTGCCATCAGTAACATAGAAACCATCTTCAGATAAGAAGTAAACCATATTACCAACTTTAATTACATTCTTGCCTTGTACTGCACCTCTGTTATCTTCAATACGTCTGAAAGAAAATATAACATTACCACCTCTAAAATCCATTCTGGTGATTCTATTTTCTTGAAATATTAAACCATACTGTCCACCAACAACACCTGTAATAACGCCACCTTCAGGTAATGTTTCTGAGTCTGCTTGGTTAATACCAGTTGTCCATGATGTAGCATTGTTAAAGCTAGACCATTGTACTTTGTTTTGAGCAGTAGTTTGAAAGCCAGTAACGACAAAATTATTCACAACCGCAGCATGTCTAAATGTAGGGGGTGATCCACTAAGTGCAGCAAAGTCAGATGATGTACCCATAGTCCAGGCTTGCGGAGCTTGCGTGCCATTAAAAGCAATTACTGTTTCACCAAACTTTATAAAATCCCAATAACTATTACTTGTGGTGCTAAATGTAGTACCACCACTTTCATCAACAAATAGGTTAGCAGTTTTTTTATACAACTTAGTAGCATCACCTGCAAATATAAACACGTTACCACTATCATCTTTGAATGTAGCAGCTCCCTGACATCTTGCAGTTAAAGCATTACCACTAGATGTTTGAATATTTTTCCAAGGTCTATAACTGTTTACCGCAGGATAAACGTTTTTAGCTTCGGTTGCACCAGGATTTAAATGATCTGGTAAATCTGGTAGCCATTCTCCAAAAGGTACTTGCATTATTTTACGTTATCTAAATTGTTAATATTAATACCTGATCTTTGTATTAAAGGAGATCCATTATATTTATCTAAATCATCTGCATCTTCTGCTTGTTTAATTGCAGCTTCATACTGAGTTTTAAATTGTAATACTGTTTGTTGATCCATGCCTCTAATAAATGTAGATGCATAATATAACGCACCATATAAATATATATCAGGAAACTTATCAAGAATAGTATTAGTTGTAGTTGTAGCATTAATACTATCAAAGGCTTTATAATAAACTAATCTAGCTGTGTAAGTAGAATCAGGCGCAGGACTAAATCTAAAATTATTACCCTCAATAGAGAAAGCTCTAGGTACACCTGAGTTACTATAGTCTTGTGTGTCAGCTTGATGAAAAGGAGTCATTAACGATAATACTCTATCAGGTGTAGCACTTGTAAGAATAAAACTTCTAATTTGTAAAAATCCTGTAGGTAATGTTTCAGTTTGTGAATCAATAGTAAATGAATTATCAACAACTTCCATAGCTCTAATTCGCAATCTACGATTAAAGTCTGCTTCTGTTAAATCTATAAAGTCATCTATCTCTGTATTTAAATCATCACGTGCTAAAAAATTAGCAATAGTTGTTTTTAAATTACTGTAATTATCTAAAGCCATTATAATTTTTTACTTCCTGTTCTAAAGTTTTGGAACTCATTACTATTAACCATCTTTTTAATAATGTTTTTTTGATCATCTGCATGTAACTTATGATAGTTAGAATGACCAAATAGTTCTTTGGTTTTTATTTGTAACGCAATTAATGGTATCTGTGCAATACGTTGAAATTCACCACGCTGTTCATTAGCTCTATGATTACGAGCTATTTTATTATCGTCTAAAATTTTAGAAGTATCTTGAGATTTCTTTACGACAAGTTTTCTTGTTGCTTTATCAATGTGAATAGCTTGATTCTTATCGTAAATATTTTCCATTACCACTCTTTAGATTTAGAAACTGTTGCTGGATTTTTTAGATTATCTATTTGTATATCTAGATTTGCTTTCATTTCTTCTTCAGTTTTATCACCACTATCGATAACACAAGCAATACAATTTTCTTTTGTCATTGCATCAAAGTCCATGTCAGCACCATCACAAGAACCATAAGACCTTGCACTATGCTCACCATCACTTGCGTTTAGTGACCAGTGAATTGTTTTTACTTTATCGTCTGCGTCGGTTTCAAAATTTGGAAATGTCCATGTGTATTCTGTTGCCATTTGTTTTCTCCTTGTTGTTAATTATTTTCTAGGGTTGTTATTCTTGCTTCTAGTTCTTGTATAGTTTTTACAAGTAATGGAACTAGTTTAGACTGGTCTATTGCTTGATACACAGGAACAACTTTACTAGCTTCCCAAGTTGAATCAGCTGGGTATTGTGTGCTACCATAATCATCAGCAATTTTACCTGCAGTCCAATCAGCTTCTGTAATTCCTTCAGCTATTACTTGACTGTTAGCATTTACAACAACATTTGTTTTAGTTTCAGTTTCATCTTTTGTGTTACTAATTGCTTCAGGCACTATGCTTGAAACTTCGTGTGCAAGAAAACCGTCAACAGTTGTATCTGCATCAGCTATAAAATTAAATCTACTTGGTTTAAGTTGTTTTAATCTAGTAGTTGCATCCCAATCTGTTACTACATTTTCTTTTAATCTATAGTCAGATGAGGTATTGTATGAAGTACTACTAGAACTAGTTCTAATAAATCCAACAACACCATTAGCGTTTATAAAATCCATATGGTCTTGATTACCTGTGTCTGATGTTCTAGACCTATACTTATGAATGTTATTTTCTGGACTAATTGAAAAACCCTTACCGTTTGTGGGGTCACCCGCACTTATAACACCATCACTAGCAATTCTCAGTTTTTCACTAGCAGCAGTATAAATAGCAAAAGCATCGTTATTGTGTTGGTATTCTATTTGACCACGATAAGCCTCACTACCAGATGCCCCATCAGCAAACGCTATACCAGCAGTATTTGATGAACCACTAACTATGGTAATTCCTTCATTACCAGAACCACTACCTACAACTAAATTACCTCTACCATTTAATGAATTATATTCTTGAGTACCATTAATTAAAACATCACCAGAGCTATTAATACGCATTCTTTCAACTTGACCAGAACTTGGGTCAGTTTTAAATGCAAATGCTTGATTATAGCCACTAGAGATGTAACTAACAGAATCACTATCAGTACCAATATCTATTCCATATCCCGAATTATTATGAAACTCTGCAACTTTGCCACTAGCATCTGCTCTACGAACATCTAAAATTGCAGTTGGACTTGAAGTCCCGATTCCTACGTTTCCAGCACTATCTATACGCACTTTTTCACTGTTATTTACTTTAAACAGTATAGGTTGTGAACCTGCTACACCAATATTAAATGCACCAGTAGTATCACGACCAACATAATTAGATGTGCTTTGGAAATACTGATAAGTGTTTACTCCACTGGAAAAAGATATTTGAGAAGCACCAACTACATCTAAACTTTGTGATGGACTTGAAGTCCCGATTCCTACGTATCCAGCACTAGTAATTCTCATTCTTTCAGCAGTATTAACTTTAAACTGTAAAGTGTTATCATCTGTATCGTATAAAATACGACCTTTCTCTGTGCCACCGCTATTGTTAAACACAACACTAGTATTTGCGTCAGTAGCACCACCTTGTATAATAAGTGAAGTATCACCACTACTATCTACAATTAGCCCTGTGTTGTGTGAATGTGTTAATAATATTTCACTATTAGCACCAAATTTTATTGAGTCACCGTCAATTGGTAAATTAATTCCTGTGCTAGATGATAACAATTTTAAACCATTGTTATAATAAAGTTCTACTGCTCCATTGCCTACTACTTTAATACCATTTTCACCACCTTGTGATTGTATGAATACATCATCATCTGACCTTAAATATAAATCACTTCCACCTTCACTAGCTATATAAAAATCTGCACTAGTAGTATTTTTTATATGTGTATTAGAGCCATCATGGTAAATTTGTAAATCTGAACCTGCTCCAAAAATAGCTTTGCCGTTATCCGCTAATTTTATATCGTGATTAAAAGTAGCTGTTCCAGCATCTGACATATCAAGGGTTAATGCTGTGATTGCTGAACCACCATCAGTACCTTTAAAGATTATGTCTTTATCAGGGGTTCCTGCTCCTATAACAAACTCATCAGAAGCATTAGATGATACATAACCAAAAGTAGCACCTGCATCTTTAAATCTTATATCTGCACCATCAGCGTCAAGAGTAATATCTCCTGCTACATCAAGTAATAAATTTCCAGTAGTATTTCTAATAGTTGAATCAGTTCCATCATGAAACAAAGCCAAATCTTGACCAGTACCTAATCTTAAAGCTGAATTATCAGATAAGAAAATATCTTTATTAAAAGTTGCAGAGCCACCTTCAGACATATCAAGGGTAAGGGCAGTTATTGTAGAACCACCATCGTTGCCTTTAAAAAATATATCATCATCTGCTTGAATAGTTTGAAAACCTAACCCTGTATTATCAGAAACAATTTCACCTGTTAAAGTTCCATTTGCTTCAAAATCTATTATCCCACCATTTGTAGCGTTGTTTATAGTTAGCGTTGTATAGCCACTGTAATTGTTTGGACTTGTAGTTCCGATTCCTACGTTGCCAGTATTATCGATTCTTAATTTTTCTGCTACAGTTCCGTTATTATTTGTATGAAAAGCAAGACCACCATAGTTACTACCTATATTGACACCATACATAGCACCGTGTATTTCTTCAGCTTGTAGTTTTACACCTGCAACAGAACCAGTATTACCTACTAATGTTAGTGTATCTATAGAAGAAGTATTAGTTAGTTGTGATGTGCCAGCAACAGTCAAACCATCCATTGTGGCTGTACCTGTAACATCAATGCCAGTAGCAGTCGTGGCTAGTTTGACTGAGTCATTATGGTAAAGCTGAACTTGAGC